CATGATGCTGCGGCTCATGTCCATGACGCTCATGCGACTCATGACGAGGTTGGTCTCTTCGGACGCAAGCGCGTCGAGGAAACCGCGCATCTTGAAAACGCCTTGGCTGGCGTCCTGCAGCATGTGAGCGAGCGCATCCCAGCTGACGCCGAACTGCGTGAGCACCGTGTTGACGCGCTGCAGCGCCGACGTGTCCCAGCCCGCGTTCTCCTGGCGCGTGCGAATGGTCGTGCGCGTGCCGCCGAAGACGTAGAGCCGCGTCTCGTGGATCTCGACGGTACCGAACATGCGTTGCACCGTCGCGCTCGAATCCGACGCCTGAGGCGTGACGAGATAGGTCTCGGGCTTGCCTACCTTCGCACTGTTCGGGTCGGTGTAGTACTTGAGCGGGTGCAGGTAGCGACGGTCGACCACGTTGATGTGGTCGAACGACTTGATCGCGTTTTCGTTGAGCGGCGTAGCAAGGCGCCCGTTCTCTTGGGTTGCGCCGTCGTCGACTCCGAGAATGAGTGCGCCACCGCCGAAGACCTGGCCCCATACGCGCGCTTCTACGACGTTGCCGGCGACGTCGAGCCGCTTGGCTTCGTCCAGCACCGCTTGCGACGCCTCCGCCGCCTTGTCGATGTCCTCGCCGCCTGCGGTCTCGGCGTCGGGTGCGATGACGACATCGAAGCCCTTGCGCAGCTCTTCTTCAGGCAGCGCGTCGCAGACGCGTGCGGCCATGTCGTTTTCGCTGTAGAGCGCGTCGAGGGTCTCGACGTCGAGCTGCTCGCCGCGCGTGAAGCGGTTGAACGACATCTTGTCGCGCATGGTACCGAGGCCGGTCACCAGATTGGTAAAGCCGTCAGAGCGCGCGACACGTCGCATGCGGTCGCTGAAGATCGGGACTACTTTCGCCAGTTCGCCTGCCATCGCATCACCTCACGAGCCGCTGTACCGCCTTCGACCCCATCGCCGCACGCAGTCTCTGCAGCGCGTTATCGTACAGATGCACAAGCGCCTGCGTCGTCGTGTCGACCTGATCATCGTTGACCACTGCGGGGAATCCTAGCAGCTCTTCGATGTAGCCGTCGACCCATGGCGCTTCGTCCGAATGAGGCAGATACACGTTCCCGCTCTCGAACTGGGGCTCGACAGCGTTGGCGCGTGCCTCTTTTCCGCCCTCAGGCTCGACCAACTCGAAGCCGGCGATTTCGCTTTTGAGGTGGTCCACGACGGCGTTTCCGTTGGCCTTCGCCTCGACGAGCTTCTTTCGCGCCTTCGGCCACTTGAGCGTGAGCGCTTTCACCGCCGCCACCGTGCCCGAGAAGCCCCAGCGGTCTCGCACCTGGTCGAGCAGGTAGTTGTCTGCGCCCGCCTGGCCCCACACCTGCCCCACCACGAAGCTCGAGCCCGCTTCTTTGAACGTCATGTCCCACGACTGAATGATCTTCGTCAGGCGCGGCAGCTCGGCACGGCGATAACGGCGCAGTTGGCCGCGCTTGAAAATCGCGCCTTCGGCAGGCGAGGGCATCTGCTGCAACTGCGCCGCCGTGCCGCGCGCAGCGAGCTCGAATTTGAGGTGCTCCACCGCACTGCGCGGCTTACGCCCGGGGTCGAGCAGTTCGCCGGGCTCGGTGCGCGGATCGACGTCGCGGTGCTTCGCGACGCAGTTCTTGATCGGGCAGTCGCGCGCGTCTTCGTCGTCGGGGAAGCGAGCGAACGACCCGACAGCGAACTTGGGCATGTACTCCATGGGCAAGCACAGATGCGTGTACTCGGCGTCGAGCAGCGCGCGGCCGACGGGATCGCCTTCGTGCAGCCGCTGCATGATCAAGATTTTGACCGAGGTAGCGAAGTCGACAAAGCGCGTTGCCATCGTCTGTGTCTCGAACTGCTCGACGCGCTCGAGCGCGGCTTTCGACACGTGCATAGCGCCAGTGACGTCGAGAGGTTTGATCGGGTCGTCGTAGATGTGCGTATTCGCGTGCTCTGACGTGACCTGCCCGCCCACGGTGGCGGACATGCGAAAGCCGCCTTGTTGGTTGCGGTAGTCGAGTTGCATCCAATGCGCCTTGCGTGGCGTCATCTGGTGACCCCATCGCTCGCGCCACCAGCGCGACTCGAGCAGCCCGCGAGATCGAAGGCTGTCTCGCTTCACAGGTCGATCGCCGTAGCTCGTCGCGATGATCTTCCAGCCCGGGTAGTCAGTCCACATCCACGTAGGGAACAGCACGGTAGCGAGCATCGACTTCGAGCAACCCGGCGGGATATTCATCGCCAAGCGCCGTATCTCGAGTGACTTCGTCGCTTCGAGGTGCTCGCAGATAGCGCCTACGTGCCAGTTGTCGACGAACGGGCTTGCGGGCTCGACTTGGTGCCACGCCATCTCGACGTATTCGTGAAAAGAGCGGCTGGCGAGCTCGCGGTCGACGTCGACATCGCTCGAGAGCATAAGCATTTCTTCGGCGTCGAAGTTGTCATCCATCCAGCGGCCCCCCAATGATGCGAAGCGCTGCCGGGTAGTCGGCCTCGACCTGTGCGTACGGCATCGCCTGCACGAAGCGCTCGGCGTGCGGTAGCACAGCGGGGTCGAGCCCGAAGCGCTTCGCACGCGCCTTCAAGCGCTCGCCCATGGCGCTTGCGTGCTGGACAATGATGCCGGTCTCGGTGGCGGTGCGGGGCATGACGCCCGAGCCGTCGGCAGCGAGCTGGCCGGTGCACACGGTGCGGTCGAAGCGCTCGCACTCGATCGTGAAGACGATGAAGAGACTCGCCGCCGTGAGCGCGTCCTGCTGCGCTTTGGGGACTTGCTTTCGGCCGTGGGCTCTCATGCGCTCACCCGCGGTCGCCTGCAGTAGGCACACGCGTCTGCGCCTTCGGGGTTGGGTGCGCCGCAGTGCTCGCACTCAAACGGCCGGCGTTCACGACGTGGATCGGGTACGGGCCCTCGCCACTCGATCGACGGCGCGAGCTTGCCTGCGCCACCGACGCTCACGACGTCACCCGCAACACCGTCAGCTGCGTGCGGTGCGGGCAGTGCTTCGGAGGCGACTTCCACGGGTTGACTTCGAGCCGCTCGATCGCCATCCGCAGCGGGTGGCAGCACGGCACGCTCTTGTCTTGCTTCGTGTGCGTGCCCACGAGCGGGCACTCGGTGCAGCGCTCGATGTCGATTGCGTGGGCGGGGTGCGTGGTCACAGCGGGCGCCCCTGCGCATCGGTATCGACTGGCGTCTTGCGCACGCTATAGCGAACCCAATCCCAGCCTAGCCGCTGGCCGGTGTCCTCGTCTTGTCGCCACGCCAGGCGCCAGGGTGTCCAGCGCAGCACGTAGTGATTGAGCGCGCCCAGCAGCGACACGTACTCGTCATGGTTGAACCGCTGACGCAGCGCCCAATGATCGCGCCCGGTGTTGTCTTCGGGGTTGATCACGACCACCTCCGCAGCACCCAACCACGAACGCGCCGGAAGCCCGACAGCGCACGCCACGCAAAGGCGCCGCCCATGCGCGTGCACAGCTTCGCCCACGCGTGCGCGAGGTGCGCTTGCTCGAGCGACGTCGACCACTCGGAGTACACGATGTCGCCGTCGACGTGGACGATGGTCTCGAAGATCCACGGCTCGCCGTGCGGGTTGGGGTTGTGGTTGATGCCGACGAACTCGGTAGAGACGCCGCAGCCGAGCACGTCGCTGCGGTCGATGCGCCTGCGCCCGTCGGGGTAGACCTTGCGCCACACGTCGCCGGGAATGGGATCGCCCTGCATGTCGAAGAAGACTTCGTGCAGCACGGGGTCATCGGGTTCATCCTGGCTACCGTCGTAGACTTCGTACTCTCCGCTCTGCTCGCTCTCGGTCATGGTTTGCCCTTTCAGTCATCGCCTGCGCCCTTGGCTTCTTCTTCGGCGAGCTGTCTCGCCTTCACCTTCGAGCGCAGCGTGCGCAGCGTGCGCAGCTCGTCGTCAGTGAGCGACGACAGGTCGAGCCCGTCGCCGGAGTTGTTCTGTACGATCTCGCCTGGCTCGCCTCGGTTGAGCCGCTCGAGCTTGGAACCCGCGTCCGCCATCTTGAGCACGGTCTTGTCGCCGAGCTCGCTGCGCTTGCGCAACGACTTCTTCGCTGCCCTCGCCATCTTTGCGAGTTCGATGTCGGCGATCTCTTGCATGAGCAGCGCCGTCTTCGTCTGGCGCTTGCGCATTTGCTCGATCGCGCGCAGGTCACCGAGCCGCTTGCGACGGTCGACTTCGAGGTCGTGGGAGTGGGCGCGCCGCACCCAGTGGTGCGCGCTCGACCACCGATCCATGAGCGCCTTCGACTTGCCTAACGCCCGCGCGACGGCTGCTGTGCTGCGTGCGACGCCCATATCCCGGTACTTTGCGAACGCCTCGAAGGCCGCAGCGCTCTCGTCTTTTTGCTTGGATTCTGCGCGGGTCACCAGAACCAGCCTACAGCGACGCCCGCTGTGAATCCAATGGCGAGCCCGGCGACGAGCCCGCGGGTGAAGTATCTCCGCATGATTACGGGTCCGATGGCGTCTTTGGCGCGCTTCAGGCCCTCGCGAAACCCCTCCGCGCGGCGCTCGTCGATCGCGCTCTGGTGCTGCTTTCGCTGGTGTTGCTTCACTGCGGATCCTTGGCTGCGAACTCGTCGGCGAGCTGCTGCAGCTTGAGCCGCGCCGTGTTCGACACTGGCTGCACCTGGCACTGGATCCGCGCCGCCCCCGCCAGCGCACGCGCCAGCTGCAGCAACGGCCGCACCGCATCCGACCTCGCCGCCTCTCGCTTCTCGGCAGCGAGCGCGCTGTCGAGCGACTTATGCAGCTGCTCGATCTGCGCCTCCAGCTCGACCACGCGTGCGCCCTCCCCCCGCGACAGCTCCCCCCGCCACTCCCGCAGCACCCGCTCCACCGCATTCGCCGTCGCCGTCGCTATCGGCTCCGCCAACGCCATAACTAACCGATTTCGCATTTTGTTCGCCTTTCGTGAGTGTCGTCTAGTTGGGATTCCCGATTTCCCTAGTACCTGCGGGCGTGTACGACCTGCGTGTCGTCGAGTCGGCAAAAAACGTAAACAACTCGACGACACACTTTTCCTCAATAACTGCGGGCCTCTAGCTAGGGCGTGTCGTCGAGTCGTCGAGTTAACTCTGGGTCTAACACATGTGCATGCGTGCATGCGTGTGTGTATGATCCGACCCTTAAATCTACAATCATCAGTTGAACCCAGAGTTAACTCGACGACTCGACGACACGCAGGTCGTACACGCCCGCAGCTATTGAAGAAAAGTGTGTCGTCGAGTTGCTCCCGAACTCGACGGCACTCGACGACATTTCGGCCCAACTCGACGACATCTGCGCCGCGCCCGTTTCCGAAACCGTGATACCGTATCACGACGGTCGCCTTCCGAAGACGGTCTCGCACGCGCTCGCAACATCCGACCAGTCGTACGACCCTTCCGCGTGCAGGAACTCGCGGAGGCGCTCATGCTCCAGTTTCCAGGCTTTCCACTTCCTAGAGTCGATGGCGCGCTCGCCCCCGTCGGCCTTGAAGCCTGCCTTTTGGAGCATGCGACCGACCCTCTGTGTGGTCGGTTTGCGCAGGCCGGAGCCCGCCGTCAGCCTCGAGTCCGGCCACAGATCGACGATGCGCGCTGGCGACAGCCGCAGCGCCCCGTCGTCATCGCACACCAGCGGCAGACGCCCGAGCTGCCCCTGCACCGACGCCGACGTCTCGGCCAGCAGCGCCTGCACAGCGATGAGCATGCACAGCGACAGCGTGTCGTCAGCGAACCGGGCGCGCAGCAGCACTTCCGCATGCGTGTCGGTCCCGACCCACAGCCGCCCACGCGACACCGACTGCACCCCCTCTTCGAGCCAGCGCACGTGCTCGAGCAGCGACTCCCCCGAGCGCAGGCGGGCCAGCTCGGGCCGCCCGGCCCACCGGCCCTCGAACGCCCCCACCGCATCGCCGTCGACCTGTACGATCAGGAACCGCTCGATCGTGGCCTCGACCGATGCCGCGTCGACCTCGCCGCCAAACACCTTGTCTACGTCGTTCACCGAAATCAGATGCCGCGTCGCGGTATGCAGCGTCACAGGGTCAAGCCCCTTCCTTTCCACCGCGTGCGCCCTTTCCGTGATCGACCGCCTGTACGCTTCCGGGATCGCCTTGCCCGTGTCCGAGCGCGCGAGCTGCTCGTCGGACCACACGACTGGGTTGACCAGCAGCGGCCCTGAGAACCTGTTGAGCACCTGCGACGCATCGCACGGCGTCGGCGACTCGGGCGGGCCCCAAAACCTCGATAGCGTCTGCGAGAGGCGCGACTTCCATGTCCCGCGCGATCCCACCAGCGTCAGCGCTGGCAGGGGCTGGCCCAAGTCCCGAAACTTCGAGAGCCATACCTCGACGCGCCCGTATTGGATCCCCATCATGGCCCGCAGCAGCTCGTCTGCGATGGGGTGCCACACCGCCGGCCATTCGTTCCAGCGGTACGCCGGCAGGTGCGCTAGCCGCCGCTCAACGTCGAACGCGCCCCCGTCCGGCGGCACGGCGTGGTAGTGCACGCCCTCCAAGTCGACCCCGTACTCTTCGACGAGCTTCGGCCCCGACTTCAACACCGGCGGCGCGTTCGGTCTCGGTGTCTGGTATGAGAAACCTGGCACCCCGACCAAACAACGTCGCAATGCCGCAGGTAGCCCCGTGCCCTTGAGCGGCCCGACGTAGCCCTCGCCGCCACGCACGTCGTAGACGTAGTATGCGCCCCGGTGCTCGCACACGAGCCCGCCGGCCATCGCAGCCGCCCGCGCTAGCGCCTCCGCATCCAAAGGCGACAACACCTCAGGGGCGTACAGCGCGGCCTCTTGCACGCGCTCGGCGCGCCCGCTGGCCAACTTCGACTCGGCAGTCGAGACGCACTTGCGCCAGTCCGCGATGGCCGCGCCCACGTCTTCGCCGGGCCACATCCCGCTCCACGACTTTTCCAGGTACGCCCCGGCGAACCAGTCGGCATCCAACCTAGGGAACGCGCGCACCGCCTCGAAGGCGAGCTCGACCATCGCGGTGTGCACCGAGCCCGCGCCCGCAAACGCTTCCCCGCGCAGCGCTGCGTCCAAGGACGCGCCTATCTTCTGCAACCGAGGGTCGCCCCCCGCGCCTCCACTTGACAGTCGCTTGGCCAGCGCCCTAACCTGTGACTCGCGTGGGCGGGCCAACGGTGCCTCGAAGTCACCCCCCGGCCGAACAGGCGCCGTCGGCTGCCCCGCTTTGACCCGCAGCAGCGCGTCGACGTCGAGCGCCTCCCCGCCAAAGCGCACGCGCTCCGCCGTCCCGAGCGCCCCCGGCTTGTGTTGCGGCACGAAGAAGAAGCGAGCGCGGTCCGCCGCCTGCGGGTCGTACGGCACGTGCAGCAGGTAGGCCACGGCGGAGTACACCTGCCGGAACTCCCGATCGTCCGCGTTCGACACCGGGCGTGACAGGCGCACGACAAGGCGCACGCGCGGCGCCTCGGGCGTGTGCTTCCAGGTCGAGTACACGACCGCATCCGTCTTCGACCACGCCGGCAGCGCCGCCTTGAGCGCGTGCAGGTCGATGTCATCGACGTCGAAGCAAAGCAGGTCGGTCGCCGACGACTCGGCCAGCGACCCGAGCGACTTCGACGTCGCCCCTTCCCGGTACTGAGCGAACACGAATCCGTCGCCGGCGAGCTTCGCGGCATCGTCGGCGCACTCGACTGAGGGGCACTTGTCGGTGTCCGCCAGCCAGTCGAGGAAGGCGCCGGAGTCGATGTCGACCTGACTTCCGCGGTCGGGTGTGCACTTGGCACCGTGCAGCAAGGTGACGATCATCAGGGCCCTTTGGGGTGCGTAGCTAGCGGTGATTTTCAGCGATCCAGCCGGGACCGTCATCGAGTATCGTGTAACGCGCTCGATGGAATAAGGCGTCGACGGTCGCGCCGTGCTCGACCGGGATGTCCATCGCGAAGTAACGATCGTCATCGTCAACATCCCAGCAGCGAATGCGGATTGTCATGATGCGGCCGCCCCACATGGTCCCGGGCTTGCGCACGGTCCCGACATCGATGTCGAAGTAGGGATACGCCTCCCACAGTAGCTTCGCTAGGCCGCCTAGTAGTTCCGCTTTTCCTGTTGCATCCATTGTCATACCCCCGACCTCAACGCCGACTCGATCTCGCGGCGCCCTTCCACCATGCGTGCACGCAGGTCGTCGAGCGCCGCCTGCGCGTTCGGTCCCGAGCCCATGAGCGGCGAAGCGCAGAACGCCACCGACCACGCATGCGCCGTGTCCTGCGCCGTCCGTGCCGCCTTCGACAGCCGCAGGCGAAACCAGGTCTCGCCGTCCTGGTCTGTGTGCCAGATAGCGCACGCGGCTACGTTGGTGACTTCGTTGAACCGCAGCTTGCGGCCATTGTGCCAGTCGAGTTCGATCATAAAGTCCCCCTCCCCACCGCGCATTCGAGTGCGTGGTATGCAGTCGACAGCCGGCCGTACAGCGCATCCAAGGCCGCTTGCGCATTCGGTCCCGAGCCCGACCACACCACCGCACCCGGCTCCGAGACCTTCGGGCGGTGGAACGCGTGCCAGCGCTCGCCGCGCCTCGAGACCACGATCTCGTTATGCGAATCGCCTTCGATGTTGCAGCGCCACGCGTCCGGCCCCCGCCGGTCGACGTGAAGCTCGATGCGCCGCTTGGCGCCCCACCGTAAATCTAACGGGGCGCTCATGGTCGCATGCGCCCCCACGCGCGCCCTCGGTACTCGTCGAGCCAGCGGATCGCCTTCCCCTTGCCGAGTGCGTACAGCACCTCGCGCTCGGTGCTCTCCCCCACGTACCCGCCCACGTTGAGCACGAGGATCTCGTCGGCGAGGTCGATCTTCCGCAGGTGCAGTTCATCGAGCCT